ATCATCAAATATTAAAGATTCAACCGATTTTTAGTTCTCACTAATAAACAACTTAAAAACGACCGAATCTTTAAACAAAAAAAAAGGGAAGTATTAACTTCCCTTTTTTTATATATGATGGATATAGGTACATCCATCAAAACATTCCACCGCTTACTTGCTGCGGAATAAACCAACCAATACCAATAAAGCTACGAGTCCGGCGAAACCGCCTTCTCCAAACTGACTGATAATTGCTGTTAGGTTTCCAATAACATTGACACCAAAAATGCCTGTTCCGAAGATTACTTCGGAAATAGCACCTATGGCAACAAAGGATAGCATCAAATGAGCTAAGTCATCAATATATCCTTTAACCATTGTTACGACTTCCTTCATGGTTATTCTCCCGTTAGTTATGTATCATAAGGGCATTTTTCCCTCTAAAATAACTATTTAAGTAACTAAATTTCCGAAGTTCTTATATATTTATATACAAGAGGTTTTTATGTCAGTTATATTTATATATGAATAATAAGGTTAAAATCAATCATGTCAGATTATAAAGTATTTAAAGAAAAATCATTGGCCGATATCTTTGAAGATATCTACAACAACTCATCAGATAATAAAAAACAACTAGATGTGTTGATTAGAGAAGTAGTGCAATTTATTAAAGATGGAGATACAGCGGTACAGTTAATTCCAGCTATTAAAGAATATTTAGATATCAAGGTTAAGAACGATGAACAGTTAGTAAAAATGGCAGCCATTGTACAAAGATTGGTTGTAGGAGAGCAAAAAGGTTCTAGTGAGTTTGAATTTGGTTTGTCGGATAAAGAAAAAGAAGATTTGTTAAAATCTTTAGATCCAGTAGCTAAGGATTTACAAAAATATACAGATGAAATCAATAGTAAAATAGAACCAGAACCAACTAAAATAGTAGAATCATAATGGATAAAGGTAAATTTTTTGAAAAAAGTGAACCTATAGGAACTAAAAGAGATGATGTAGGTGGTAGATTTGTTCTTAGAAGTGAAATTTATTCTTTAATAAAAAAGTATGCAGAAGATAATAGATTTGCATCTTTTGAAATAGATTTTTTGAAAGTAAGCAAAGTATGGGATACTGTAGATGATGCAGCAGATGATATGAGTAAATTTGGAATGGTGTCAGGTAAATTTATTTATAGTGAATCACAAAAATTACAAAAAACTGCAAAAGCGTATCCGTTAAACGTTAGTTCATTTGAGTTACCACTTCCAAAAGAAATTATACCAGTTATAAAATATAATGAAACTAATTATTATTTAGATCAACTTACTTTAAATGGACTTATACCATCATATAGTCCTGAAATTGGTATGACTGATTTACCTTCAAATACATTAAAAACTATACAAGAAAGAGTTGAAGGTTATGATGCTCCTAAAAATCCCAAGAAAAGACCAATAGTAAATCAAGGTTCAAAGCAGATTAGTAGTAGATATGGTTCTTCTATTTTAATGGATCATAAAGAATCAAAACCTAGTATTAGATTAAGTAATAATCAAAGTCAATCTCCACAAAATGCATCATTTTTCTCACCAACATTTTTTAGAGAAGGATCGACTATTTTATTAGATAGTGATACTACAGAAAATTTTCCCATGGCTTCTGTACAAAATGTACAGAGAATGAATGATAATAATGGTAATAAGATTATAATAAATTCTGATCAATTGATATTTCAAAGTAGACAAGATTCTATACATATAAACAGTCCTGATACCATTTATATTAATGCACCAAATGTTAAAATTAATAATGAACCAGCAGTAATGGGATATGAGGTATCTGATGTTCTGCATCAAATATTAGATATGTTGGGAAAAATTATATCAGGTATTTTATCTCATCCAACTACCGCAGGAGGATTCACTTCGGGTGCCCAACAAGCTGCAGCGGAAACATACCTTATGGATATACGTGAGCAGTTAGATGAATTTCTAGCTACAGATGGAAAACATGGTATTAGTAAATTAAAAGATGGTATATCTGAATCTAAAGCTGGTGATATATAATGGCTAAAACATTTGTAGGTAAAAATATAGAAAGAGGAGTTAATAGTGTAACAACTCCAGTTAATGAAGAAACTGTAAAATTAAAGAAGATGAATCGGAAGCTTAAAAAAGCTAAAAAACCAGGAATGGAAGGGTCTATATCGATAAAAGATCTTCAGGCTATGGAAACAGCTTTAGCGGCTATTGACGCGATATTAAATAAAGTAGATGTATCTAAAGTTGATAAGTTAATTACTGGAGCTAGAAAATTTATAAGGATGACAAAGGCGGGACTCAAAGCCGCTAAAATAGCTGCTAGTGCAGTAAATCCAACTGTAGGTGCAAATATGGAAGCAATGCAGGTTGGACAAAAATATATTGATGATGGTGAAGATACTATAGATGGAGTAGCATTACCTGCCATGATAGGAGCAGGTACTCAGATTTCAGATAGTAAAGGATTAATGACAGAAAATGCTACATTAATCAAGGATGTAAAAGTAGTTAAAGAAAAAGGTGTAGACCCAAAACTAGCTCTTTTGCAGTCAAAGTGGACAAGGGCTTCAAGAGAAGGTAATGCAGTTACATTTTATTTAGAAAGTAGAGAAAATAAAGAATTTGTAAATGCCGACCCTCAACGATACCAAAGTGTTTTAGTAGAAGCAAAGGCTACAGGACAGTTAAGTAAAGTGCAATCTGACGGAGATGCTAATTTACAAAACAGAATGAAAGTGGAAATAGAGAATCATAAATTGATGGCAAATTTACAAACAGATTATAATGAATATTATAGTATGGTAAATGAGTTAAAAAGTAAAGAGGAAGAAAGAGAAGGATATATAGCTGATGACCCAAATATGTTTGCATCAGATATAGAAGATTTGAATGAGGAAATAAGTATTTTAAGATCTAGTAGAGATATCAGTGGTGGTAGATTATTAGATACTAAGAAAACATATAAGGATAATTTGACTACTTTAAAATCTATAGGTGCAGGGAAATCTCCTACTGGAATGTTAAATAGTCGTGAAGTGATGACGCTATCAAGTTCCCAGAAAACAAGTTTATCTAAAGAAGTAGACTCTGCTATGTTAATTGCAAGAAATTTTTCACAAAATCTAGGAATGAATGCAGTTTATATAGATAAAGCAGAACCTGCTATAAAATACGATTTTCAATTGTTGTGGGATCTTACAAAAGATCAAAATGGAATGTTTAAGCTAGTAATAGTTCTTGAAAATAGATCAGCTTAATTGTTAAAAATAATAGTTATTAAATAATGGAGTAAATTATGAAAAAAGGCGAGATGATAAAAATAATAGAACGAGTAGTTCGTAAGGAAGTTAAAAAACAAATGAATGAGATATTTATTAAAGAAGGAAACTCTACTTCTCTCACCGAATTAGTTTCAAAATCATTAACCGAAAAAGAGTTTAAAGATCCAATTAGAAAAGAATATAAAGTTGGTAAAAAAGAAGAAATTAAATATACGAAAAATAAAGAGTTAAATAAAGTTTTGAATGAAACTAAAGGTGGAATCCCTCAGGGTGATGGAACTGAATCTTATCCTACGATGGGTGGAGGAATATTCGATTCGAATAAAGTAACAGAGGTAGCAATGCAGAGCGGAGAATTTGGAAACACTGGTGAATTTAAAAGAGAATTGGGCGCTGCAATGACAGCTAAGTCAGCAGGAGTACCAATTGAAAAAGTTCCAGAATCTACAATGAAAGCTTTAACAAGAGATTATAGTGGTTTAATGAAAGCTATAAATAAGAAGGATAGTAATGGCGTCTAATAGAGAATATGATCAAGATCCAGATGTTACTATAGGGATAAGATTGCCAATTGATGAAAATTGGACACCATCAGAATCTACTATGACTGCAGCTGAGTTTAATATTCAAAATTTACTTAAAACTAAATATGGTGAAAGAGTGGCTCATCCTACTTTTGGATGTGCACTTGCATCTATTTTATTTGAGCAAATGGACGATTCTATAAAAGACAAAGTAGATGAAGCACTAAATGACGCAATAGATACATGGCTTCCCTATATTAGAATTGTAAATATAGATACCAAAATAGATAATCGTAATAGAAGATTAAACATTTCACTTACTTATGCTCTAAAAAATGACCCAACTAGAACAAATACTACTATGATTGTATATACTTAGGAGTTAAAATATGCCAACTTATAAAAAAGATATATCATATTTAGGAAGAGATTTTGCAGGTTTAAGAGGAAACCTTATAGAATTTGCAAAAACATATTTTCCTAATACTTATAAAGATTTCAATGAATCTGCTCCTGGCACTATGTTTTTAGAATCTGCAGCATATGTTGGAGATGTTTTGGGTTATTACATTGATGCTATGTTTAAAGAAAGTTTGTTACCTTATGCAGAAGAAAAAAATCAAGTATATAATATAGCACAATTTATGGGATATACTCCCAGATTGATATCACCATCCATGGCTACAGTTACTTTTTCACAGGAAGTTCCAGCTATGACTGATGACCCAACACAACCAGATTATGATTATGCTTTAAATGTTAAAGCAACTACTAGACTATTCGCTCCTAATTTTGGAGTTGAATATAGATTGTTAACTGATTGTAATTTTAAAGTAGACCAGGGAGATGTTGTAAAAGAAATTTCACAAACATCAACTAATGGAACTATTGAATATTATAGATTACATAAAAAAGTAACAGTTGTAAGTGGATATAGTAAAACAGAATCATTTACATTTGGAAGCCCAATTAAATATGATAGAATAACCTTATCAGAAGAAAATGTAACAGATATTATTTCTGTATCCGATGGAGATGGAAATACTTGGTACGAGGTTCCATTTTTAGCACAAGATATGGTTTTTTCAGAATTTCAAAATATAGAGTCTAATGATACATCATTAGTTCAATTTGATGCTACAAATCCTTATATTTTAAAAAGATTGAAAACATCAAAAAGATTTAGAACATATGTAAGACCAGATAAAAAAACTGAAATGCGGTTTGGTGCAGGGACTTTAGTAACTCCTGACGAAGAATTAATTCCAAATCCCGATAATGTTGGTAGTAATCTACCAGGGTCTCCATCTAAATTAGGAATTGCTTTTGATCCTAATAATTTTACAAATACTAGAGCATATGGTGAAGCTCCGTCTAATACTTCATTGGAAATTACTTATGCATTTGATGGTGGTTCTAAACATAATGTTAGGTCAGGCGAAATAAATTCTTTTGCTTCTAAAATTGTTACAAGTTTACCTTCAACATTAGATGGTAGTAAAATAACGAGAGTTAATAATTCATTGAGTGTAGTTAATGATCAACCATCTTCAGGAGGAATGGATGTAGAATCTATAGAAGAAATTAAACAAAATGCTATGGCATATTTCCAGGCTCAAAGTAGGTCGGTAACTAAAGATGATTTACTTGTTAGAATTTATGCGTTGCCTGAAAGATATGGTAATATAGCTAAAGCTTATGTTGTGCAAGATGAACAAATAACTACACAACCTGGAGAAGAATTAACTTTTAGTAAAAATCAATTTGGATTAAATTTATATTTACTTGGGTATAATAATAATCGTAAATTAACTAAATTAAATGATGTTACTAAAAAGAATCTTAAAATGTATTTAGATAGATTTAGAATGGTAACAGATGCTTATAATATAAAGGATGCTTATATAGTTAATATAGCTATTAAATTTGATCTATTAACAAAAAAAGGTTATAATAAAAATGAAGTTTTAGTGAATGCAATTAATGAAATGAAAAATTATTTTAATATAGATAGGTGGCAAGTTAATCAACCACTTGTAATTGCTGAGGTGGTAGCAAAGTTAATAGAAGTTGAAGGTGTGGTTGGAGTAGAAACTCCTAGTGATTCTAATCCACTAGGAACAAATATAGTAATAGAAAATAGATATGATACTGCAAAGGGATATTCAGGAAATGTATATGATTTAGGAGACCCAGCGGTGATCAAAAATGGTGTAGTTTATCCATCTAGAGACCCAGCAATTTTTGAATTAAAATATCCAGATACGGATATTATCGGTAGAGTAGTAGGAGACGTATAATGCATTATTTTGAATACGCTTCAGCAGACGCAACATTATATGAGGGACCAGTTACTCAATCACAAAATACTGGAATGGATGAAATATTAGAAATAAGAAAAGATACTAATAATAATGCATCAATAATAAATGTTTCAAGAGCAGTAATTAAATTTGATTTAACTTATATTTCAGAGTCTATCTCATCCGGATTAATTCCATCTTCATCATCAGACCCAAAATTTTATTTAAATTTATATGATGCAAATTCATCTAATTTAACGACTAGTCAATCTTTATATGGATATGCGGTAAGTCAATCGTGGACGGCTGGTGAAGGAAAATTTTATGATAATCCAAAAGATGAAGAGGGTGTGAGTTGGAGATATAGGCACGGAAAAGTAGATACTACTCAATGGGTAAGTGGTAGTAATAATACTGGAGGCACATGGTACACTGGAAGTGGAGCCGAAGCTTCTCAATCTTTTGAATGGGAAACTACTGATATGCGTATGGATGTAACTGATGTTATGTGGAGATGGATACATAATACAGTACCAAATGAAGGATTTATGATAAAGAGAAGTGGGAGTGTTGGTAATGCAGACGATAATGTTGAAGAAGGAAATACTACAAAATATGGACATTTTGCATTTTTTAGTAGAGAAACAGATACAGTCTATCAACCAAAATTAGAAGTAGTTTGGAACGATTCTACGTGGGCAACTGGTTCTTTAAATCCATTAGTTACTACTGATTTAGAAGATTTAGTCGTTTATATGAAAGGGTTAAGACCTGATTATAAAGAAAATTCAAAAGTAAAATTCAGACTTGTTGGTAGAGAACGATATCCTACCAAAACATATTCTACAACAACTGTTTCTGATAGTATAACTGTTAAATATTTACCAAGTGCTTCTTGTTATTATCAAATAAAAGACGCATTTACTGAAGATGTAATGGTACCTTATGGGTCTGGTTCTTATATATCAAGTGATAGCTCAGGTAATTATTTTAATCTTTGGTTAAATGGATTACAAGCTGAAAGATTTTATCAAATAGAATATAAAGTTGTAAGTGGAAGTGGTGTAAGTGAAACAGTAAATTATTATGGTGGTGATTTTAAATTTAAAGTGAGTAGATAATGCCTTATAGTAAGGAAGAAATAAAGCATTTAGCATTTGTTAGAAGGTTAAGAGAAAAAAATGCAGTTCAATATATTACAGATAGAGATGTATATTTAACTGAATGGATAAATAACCCTGCATCTAGAGGAGGACAGGATGACTATGCCGGCCAATCGAATTATGGATGGAGATCTAATAATGGAAAACTTATACCAGGACAAGTTTTAAATATGGCACCTAAGACCGAAGTAAATGGAAAAATGGTATATAATTTATATCAGGATATTCAAACTGGAAATATACAACAAGGTATAACTTTCATCAGCCGACAAGTAGCTTATCCAGGCAGTACTATGGCTACAGGATATGATGTAGAACTTACAGTTAATTTTGTTGAAACTATCAGTCAGGGGAGAGACAGATTTGTTCCTCACTCTGCGGTAAAAGTTATAGATAATAGATTTAAAGAGGTAGATTATTTAACATCAGGTACTAGTGATTATACAAGTATTGCTGATACCACATCAGATACAACAAGTGGGAATACTGGTTCCACCAGTAATACTTCCACTACTAACTATACTGGTGGCGGCGGTGGAAGCGGCACTTCTGATACTGAAATTCCAACACTGGATACATAATGGTGAATAAATGAGTTATTTAATTCCAAGTAATATAAAAAGTAAGATAAGGTATAATCAGGATAGGTACGGCAATGTAACTTATTCTCCGTTAGGTACGATGCAAAGTCCTATAGGTCCTAGAGATTTTATTTTAATGACTGCTGTTTATACTGATTCAGGTATTGCTGCAGGTAGTAATATTATATCACTTGATACGGCTTTAGAAGAAAACCATAAAATTAATTTAGCTGATGCAGTAAATTCGATGGGAATATTAAGTGGTAACATTACACTACAATATAGTTTTTTACGTTGTGAAGCAGGTTCACATCAAACAGTATTAATAGATAGAGAACGAAATTTTTATAGAGATACAGTTGTAACAAATAATGGCAAAATGTATAAAAATACTGTTTCTCCTAAAGGAGATCCAGATGAAGCTTTTTGGGCCGATGTAATTTCATCAAACGAAGATATAGAAGAGTTTAGAGTTTTTTCTAAACGATTTACTTATGAAATTTCTAATATTTCACCAGCAAGAGATGAAATTGAAGTTAAATTAAAAAATGGTTTGACTGGGAATACATTTTACCAAAGTCAATTTGATGACTTTAAAACTGGACACGAAGATAAATTATCTTATAAGTCTGATGATATTAGTTATCAGATAGTAGATACTAATAAATTACAGGCATGGGATGCATCTAGTATGGCAGCAGGAGACCCCATTGTTTCATTTGGTAATTCACCCAACGTTGAAACTTTTTCTGATATAACAGTAGAAATTCCCAAAGCTTTTAAAGTATCTACTAGGGAAGAAGAAAATATAACGGTTACTAGAGAAGTATATATGGAACCTAAACCAGTTCATGTACCTTCCGCTCAACAATCTCAAGAGTCCTCAATGGGGCAGTGGGTATATGTTATAGATTGGAGTGGAGACTCGTCCTCACCTGGATCATGGCTACCAAATTCAGAGGGGTTAGAAATAACGGATGAGGGAGCAGTATTATATCCAAATAGATTGATTACCGGTATGCCATTAGATATAGCTTCTAATGTAGATAAGTTTAATGAAAATTCTAATTCAGATATAACAACTTCTTTAATACCAGGATGGTCAACAACGAATGATGCAATTGTATATAATCCATCTGATGTTACTACACCTACTACTACAACCGGTCCTATTGATATTAGTAATGATGCCGCCGCAGCAGGTGAAGAAGATAGTTATATAAATAAAATTCGTTTTTCGGACCCTTTTAAAACATGGTTTAATAATAATGTTAACGGATTATTTCATCATCCCAAATGGGGTGCAAAATTACCATCAGATTCTCAATTATTATTTTATTTTGTAGAAAAAGGTGATAGTGGAACTTTTAGAGAAATACAAGGTATGATGCAATTATTAGTGTCTGAGTTTCTTACAAGTATAGAAGATTGTGTAGCGGCATTATTAGCTGATTATATGTACATCGATCCTAATCCAACATCAGCAAAATATTTTAGAGAAGTTGAAAATAAAGAGCGAGTTATGGTAACTGATTACGCGCCATATAGAGCTAAGCTTATTGGTTATGATCGAGAGGGTGATAAGGTAAGTTGTTTTAATATTAAACATGACTATGAGGGAGAGTGGGATGGTACGAGGAGATTAGCGCAGACAATTGAAGAAGCAGCCGAAGTAATTGGTATTACTTATGAATCTATAAATACTGATATAAAGGAAATTAATTTTTATATTGGGGCAAAGCAGATGATGGATTTAACGTATTATGCCGTTGTAGGACAATCCACATTACATCTTATTATAAATAAATTAGATTTAGACGACACAATGGTTTTAAAATTATATAATCCGTTATCAAATAATGTGCAGTTGGGTGATGATATATATTTTACTAGGGAAGTAACATCACATAGAGAATTTGATTTAAATTTAAATGATTTTACACAACCAATAATACCTGATACTATATTGAGATTACCGTCAGGAACTTCTGTTGGTGAGCCAATAGTTAGAAATAGATCAACTGAATATCAAAATTGGGATGATTTATTATTTAAGAGTAGCTCATTAGCACAGGACATAGAAAGAGATATTGTAAGTGGGTCTGTGAATCAAGTGCGTTTAAATATGGATTATTCAAATTATGATAAGTTTATGAAATTTGGTTCTGCAGAAAAGCGATTGGAAAATTTTAAAACTAAATTAGGAAAGATAGAATTACATAACGCTTACAGTCAATCAATTGCAGGCACATATTATGATACAGGATATTTGGGAAATGACCCAAATACCGCAATAGCAAGTGCGGGAACTGATGCTAGAAAATGGGAAACTGCTAATAGTGAAGTTATAAATAGTTTTGATGGATATGAACGATATTTGTATTTTGAAAGTTCTTCATTTAAATCTGGTAGTAGTTCTCAATATTCATCAGCTAGTGTTGATTTATTATATGATGCATCATGGCCTAAGAAAAATACTACTAAACCGTATATTTTATCTGAAATAACTTCTTCAGATGCAGTAACATGGTATAATAATCAAATAATAAGTGCATCAGATTTTGATCATGAAAATAGAGATAGGTTATTATATCATTTACCAGAGCATATTAGAGATGATACAGATAATACTGCTTTTACAAAATTTGTAGATATGACTGGGCATCATTTTGATAATATAAAAAATTATATTGATAGATTTGGTCAAATTTATGAAATTGATGAACAATTAGATAAAGGATTATCTAAACAACTCATTTATAGTGTAGCAAAAGGGTTTGGTTGGAATTTACAAGACGGATATGATTTAGCGAAATTAGATAAGTTCTTTTTTGGTAAATCAGTAGATAAAACTAATTCTGCTACAACTCTTTATGCTAGCTCTTCATTACAGGATATTTCACGAGAAGTCTGGAAAAGAATTATAGCTAATATGCCTTTATTTTTAAAATCACGAGGTACTATTGAATCGTTGAAAGGATTAATAAATTGTTATGGTATTCCATCTACAATATTGAGAGTTAGGGAATATGGTGGTCCAACTATTACGGATGTAGAACCTATATATGAAACAAGTAGGAAATTTACAAAAGCTTTAGATTTTAAAGCATCTCAATATGTTTCTGGTTCTTGGTCACATTCTTTAGGATTGGGTAATGCACAAACAGCAAATTCTATGGAGTTTAGATTTAAAGCAGCATCAAGTTCTGATCAGACATTAGTTCAGGGTGGTAATGGAGCTACTGGTGACCAATTTGGAATTCATTTAAAAGATAATGGTTCTGCAGATAATATTGGTAGATTATCATTTTCATTAAGTGGGTCTGCTGGATATGTTACTGCATCAACTGAACCATTACCATTTTATAATGGAGATTATTGGTCTGTAATGTTAGCAAAAGAAACAGTTACGGATGAGTTATTGAGGGGAGAGGATGATGTAACTAATTTATTTGAAACTGGGTCATTACAACGACCTTTTAAAGATTGGGTTGCCGGAACTGCTGAAATAGTGAGTGGAAGCACAGAAGTTTATACTGGAAAGTATGCTATTAAGGTTACACAAACTGGTACGAAGTCTGGAGATGGATCATTTGGTACATTTTCACGGCCGTCTATTAATGATAATGGAAAAATTGATGCATACGGAGATGCTAGATTTGTAACTGCATCTATGGGAGAAGAATATGAATTTTCAGTATATGCTAAAACAGGAAATGTAAACGGAGGTCAGCTACAATTCTCGTTATCAGAGTTGTCATCAGATGGATCACATATATCATCTAGGACGTACGGAACCGTTGTTACTAAGAAATGGAAATTACATACTTTCAGGATTGGAGTTAGAAAAAAAGCTACAGCTCATGTAGGACTAAAATTATTCTTTCGCACCAATTCTGGGTTATCTAACCGAACTATATTTTTAGACGGTGGAAAACTTACAAGAATCTTTGATGAGCGAAACGAAGTTGTTGCTGGAGCTAATAATGTTGTTTATAATTTAGTTGCTAAACAATATGATGCGGGCAGAGATGTAATTCAATATACTGGTAATGCCAGATTGGATATACCAGGTGATCAGAATGCGGCATCAGCTTCATATAATACTGCATATAATAATACTGGTTCACTTTATATAGGTGGATATACTACCAATAATTTTGGTGGACAGTTTAGTGGTTCTATGATGGAATTTAGAATATGGAAATCTAGATTAGATGAAAAATACTTTGATGAGCACGTAGAAAATCCACAATCTTATGCTGGAAATAGTGTAAGTGCTTCATTTCAGGATATTGCTTTACGATATAGTTTTAATGAATCTAAGAATCATAATAGTGATACAACTGTTAGAGATACGTCAACGGATCAATCTTCACCGATTGCTGGAATAGCTACTGGATTCGCAGATGAAACAAGTTATTCTAGTGTAGTTGATAGAACAAAATTTCCACTACCAAAATTAGGTGGGATTAGAAGAAACTCAAATAAAATAAGAATTGAAAAAGCACATTATCTAGATCGAATAGGTGAAAATATAAATTTAAGCCCTACAAATAGAGTTGAAATTTCATCTTACGATAGAGCCCCATTAGATTTAAGTCGAGTAGGAGTATATTTTTCACCTGCAGATGTTATAAATCAAGATATAATGGATCAATTATCAGATTTTAATTTTGACCAGTATCTTGGAGATTCTAGAGATGACGAGGAATATCAATATAGAGATTTAGATAAGGTAAAATCAGAATATTTTAAGAAATATACTGGTGCTAATAACTTTTGGGATTATTTGAGATTAATAAATTATTTCGATCATTCATTATTTACTCAATTGGAATCTTTGTTACCTGCAAGAAGTAAAGCAGTAGTTGGAGTATTATTAGAGAATAATATATTAGAAAGAAATAAACAACCTATAAAACATCCAACATTTGAAAATATAGTTTTTGAAGATACTATTAAATTAGAAGAAGATGATGGTGGATTTGTTTCTTCAAGTGCTGAAAATAATTATTTAGAAGTTACTCAAAATGTAACACGACTTGATAGAGAAATAGATGAAGATTCTTCTTATGAAATGTTTTCTGATAATCAATATTATGAATCAACTATTAGTGGGGATATTTTTTCTACACCTTCATTGAGAGATTTAAATAGAGTAGATACTTTTGGACATTTTGGAAGAAACTATACTACTGCTAGTATTTACATGGGAGGACCAACAACTGTTTTTACGGAAGCAATTACCACTATAAATAATCAAAGACCTTCCCAATTTAACAAAAAACCAATGTATATTTATAATAGTAAGGAAAATTTTTTACAAGGAACAGCGGCGTCTGTTTCATATGTAACTTCTAGTTTTGAAAAGATAACTGAAAATTCAACTGGATTGCGTAGAATCAATTTTGAAGGTAGTAAAAATACTGTTACTACTGCATTATCTTCATTAGATGTCAATGGTAAGAAAGATTATACTCCAGTTACCTATATATTAACAAATCCATATGCATTAGTAGGTGATGCCCGTGACAGTGTACAGTTAAGAACAGAATTTGATACTGGAAACGAAAATGATTAATAAACTTAATTTATATATATTTATAGATAACAAAGGTTGTCTGTGATCATATATTACAAATCGAAGGAATTGAAAAATGGCGTATTTAAATAAAACAACTCAGGTATTGAAGGCTATTCTTACCAATAAAGGTAGAGAAAAGCTAGCTCAAGGAGCTTTTAATGTATCTCATTTCGCATTAGCAGATGATGAAATAGATTATACATTATGGGATACCGCACATCCATCTGGCTCAGATTATTATGGAACAGTTATAGAAAATTTACCATTATTAGAA